CAATACTTCCTGGTATAACTACAGTACCATCTTTGAAAGTATAACTTCCAAAAGATTCTATTTGATTTTGTAATATTGATTGTAGAGTGGTAAGTTCTCTTGCCTGAACAGGATATCCTGGCTTAAATAAGACTTTATAAAAATTTTTACCCGAATCAAAGTCATCAAAATATGGGTTGATGTTTAAGTCTGTTTTTTGTGACATCTTTTTTAGAATTCCAGAATGATTTTAACGTCTTCTTTTTGCCTAAGATTTCTTTCAACTTCGGGTCTATTGCTAATGTAAATAATATCCCCTGTCTTTTTATTTATCTCTGGATTTGCAAGTCCTCCAGTAAAATTGACACCAAGTGTCACACCATTTTCAGAACTTCCTGTGAATCCTGCAGACACGTTAGTGCTACTTGATACTGAAAAAGTTATATTGTCAGAATTATTAAATTCAACTATTTTTGATCCTACGGCAATGTCTGTGCTATCTTGCTGACTTACTCCATTTGTTAAAAATAATGAACGATCTCTAAAATATTTTAAAACTTTAGTATCAGTATCATAAGATGCTACATAACCTTTAGCAATACTACTAGAACTCTGTGTTTGGGTTACAGTTTCACCTGGGCTAGGAGTTCCTGTATAAGCACTATCTAATTTTAGAGCATATAAAGATGTGTATGTGGAACCAGTATAAGTAGAGATTCCAGAAAACTCTTTTGGATTTTTTATCAATCCAACCTGGGCAAATTTAGTATCAGATGGAAAGTCCTTAGTAGAATCATCAAATCTTGCATAAATTAAAACTCTATCTGCACCAAGTTCTTTATAAATGTCATATCCATGACCTCTGGATGGTGGTATAATTGGTATCAATTCTGCTGGAGATGATATTGTTCCTGTTCTCTGCAAATCAACTATACCGTAGGTATATCCACTTCCACCAGTAACAATATTTGCTGATGTAATTGCCCCGCTAGCGTCTACTGCTATAGAAACAGTAGCACCAGAACCATCACCTAAAATATTATATGTTCCGTTAGAATAACCAGTTCCAGCACTTTTAATATATACCTTTTTTATTTGATTTAAATTTACATCAGAATCACCTGCTTCTCTGATTGTTTGTATAGTAGATTCTGTCGAAGTCAACCAATCATTCGGAAGAACAATATACTCCGTCGAATCAAATTTAATAATATCACTTGGGGAAATTGAGAAAAGATATTTCCACAAATATCCATCAGCACCTGCAGAAAATGGTTGCAAATCTGTGGATGTTGGTTCAAATTTAGATCTATCACCTTTCAAGTTTGTTCCGCTTGATGCATTATCCAAACAAACATAGACTCTAAAATCAGAATTGATTACATAATAATTTGCATCATACAACCTACTTGTTCCAGAATTTGGAGTTAAGTTTGAGGTACTATAATCATGTCTGTACATATCATAAGAAGTATTTTCCGTCCAAGCAACCTTTCTTACAACTCTCCTTACATTAGCACTGGTTATTCTTCTACCAAAAAGGGCAGTATCTCTGTAATGAGAAGTATATTGGAGATTGTCAGTCGGACTTGGTGGACCACTTGGATTAGAAGACCAATCGCTAGTTCTACCAAATCCAGCAGCAGTTGAATTTGACAATCCTAAAAATGCATAATATGAGTTATTATTATCTAATACAGAATCTACAAAATTACCAGCATTCAGTATTCTAAATTGATCTGTTACGACAGCAGCCATGTTAACATAGTTTTTTAGGTATTTATAATACTTTAGGTAGAGATCCAGTTTGTCTCAATCCAATTCCTCTTCTTTGAATGATGGGGTATGTGGATAATCCAGAAGCAGTTAGTCCAGTGACTCCTATTGATATTGGATTTGAAGATCTTACCAATCCAGCAGTATTTGAGAATCTTCCCCAAGAATATCTACCTACAGGATAGTCTAGTGTTCCTGTTGTAGAAATTCCGGAAAGATTGGAAGCGGAATGTACCCTGCAAGTAACAATACCCGAAGCCTCATCTAATGCATCAACTCTATAAACATTATCCAAATATTCTGTTCCAATACCAATAGTTTCAGAATCTGAGAATGAAATAGATGTTACTCCATTTCCAACTAAAGTGTTAAAGACATAAATTGGATATCCAACTTGCAAGTCTGTACCAACCAGGGTGTCAAAAGTAAATTCTATAGCTAAGTTTGGAGATGACGTTGATGAGATTTCAGTTATAGCGCCACTTTGACCCTGAATTGTTGTAAAGTTTGTAATTGACTCCACATTACCAGAAGCAACTGTGGAAATTCCATTTATTACAATGGCATCGAAGGAAGATGGTGAATCATAATCAAAAAGATCAATGTTATCAACAAATATTTCTGTATCAGTTGTACTCAAATCGCCAATTATATTAACAACTGGATATACTAATGATTCTAAAGAATCTCTAGATTTTGAAACAAACTCGCCATTTATTTTCTTATCAACTTTTTGTTTAGTCCAATTCAATAATCTTGTAGTTGTACTAACACCAGGTCCAGAATAAACAGTAGTTTCAAATTTATCTGCAAGAGTTACATCAGTTACTGTTCTCTTATTTTGATCTGGAAATTCTGGATAAACATTATTTTTTACAAGTTGTACAATATCTCCTTTTTTAATAGTTTCCACAATTCCAGTTTCTATAATAGTATCTCCAAGAGAACCTTTATAGAAATATACTGATATAACATCTTCAGGTATTGGTGCTTGTGTAAATTTGAATGAAGTTCCTCCATTATATTCATAATTTACTCCAGGTACTTGTAAAACACCATTAATGAATATTAATAAATTATTTTGCAGATTTATTCTAGAATCTAATGGTGTTTCAAAACTCAATAGTTCTCCATTATAGAACAATGGGAAAATAGTTCTAACACCATCTTGATATGAAGAAATTGAGTCAATAAAGTCTACATTGCCAAATTCCCAAGCACAGAATTTATCAGAATAAACTTCGAGTACAGTAAATTCACACTCAGAAATAGGTGATCCCAAAGATGCATCCGTAACAAGTCCTACAGGTTTAAATACATCACCTTTTCTGAATGAATATCCAGTTTTGGTAATATCAAATTCTGTAACACCAAAGTATGTTGATCCTATTCCAGCAGAAGGTATTGCTTCTACTTTTAAACTTACAGACAATCCAATTCCAGTTTCTGTTGTAGATCCAACACTCAATCTAGAAACACCGATTACAGGAAGATTTTCATAAGTTGGTACTGGAATTAATAATTGTGGATTATTATATCCAGTTCCACCAGCACCTATCGAGAAGGACAGTGTACCGCCTGCTCCTACTGTCGCTGTAACTGTTGCAGGATCTCCACCAGCGTCTTGTGTAGGGTCATATACCGTAACGGTAACAGGGTCCCTATACCCAGATCCTACATTGTTTACAGTGAGGGTCTGTATTGGTTTAAGGGGGCCAGAAGCAGATAGAGACACATCAGCAGATACTAGTGGTGCAAATCCAAGACCAGTAGTTGATCCAAGAGAAACTATAATTCCACCTCTTGGAGTTTCATTTTGATTAATATCATCGTCTGAACTAATATATTCTAATGGATCGCTATTTGGAACCGTAATACCTGAAAATGTTACTGTTGTGATACCAGCAGAGTCTGATATTATGTAATTTCCATTTGGATTGTTATCTGTTGTTGGTTGTTGATACAATCCGTTTATCAAAATAATTCCATTTCCACCAGTGCTTCCTATTCCAGTTGTATTTGCTCCTCCAACTGTCAGAGTAAACGTCCTACCAATTCCATTGATAGAGTCTGATATGTCATCATAAACTTTATTTGAAGAATAGTCAGATTTTAAGAATACTCTACCACTAAATGATGATGTAGCATAATCCAAGTTTGATTCTGTTTTATCTATCTGAGGATTACCTCTCGGTGGATCCACAAAGTGTAGTGTATTTTCTACAATATTATATGAGCCTCTATACACATCAACTTGAGTTGATGTGGTATGTGATGTTGAGATAGTTCCAACAAATCCTCGTTTAGTTTCGACCAGATTAAACGTTCCAAAATTAGATATTGGACCGACAGAAGAAGTTCCAAGACCTACGTTTGTAACGTAAATATATTCATCCTCAATTTTTAGAACATCTGAAGGATTGATGGAAGATATGCCACTTAGATTAAACAATGTGGTTGCTGATCCAATATTTTCGGATAGAGTATGTGATATTTTTGAGAAAGAGAGGGGACTTTGAATTAAGTTATCAATAACAATAATTGACTTGGAATTTTTTTCTTTCATCTCAAATTGGTGTACATTTCCACCACCAAGATCTGTAAACGTTACTGCTGTTCCACTTCTTGTTGTAGATATTTGGAACTTATCGTAGTTATTATTTGATACGATTGCAAATACTGTAGATGGTAAAACGTCATTTACGCCACTATCAACATTACTATATGTCATAGCAATTGTTGCAATTCCAATAATTGATGATTTTGGAGTATAAATCAATTCTTCTCCATCCTTGAAGAAGTGATTTGTGATACTAAATTCACCAGTAGAAGCATTCAACACATTTGTATCCTGTGGATCAAAAGATTTTAGGAAAATCTTAGTTCCGTCTGAAGTTGCATCAAAAGCAGTGGCATTAATTCTATTGCCATTGATTGAGTTATAGAATGCCAGTTCTTGCAATTCTACATTATTACCATATTCAAGTTCGTCTGGTATATTGGAAATATCAATATCAGTATAAAATACTTGTGTGAATGCGCTTATGTCAATATTTTGTGATGAATATTCTGCATCTGGGTGGAATTCTACGTTTAAATTAGAACCAGAAATATTACCAGTAAAAGTTCCTATTCCTAGTGCAGTATCAAAAGTAGAAATGCCACTTACGCTGAGAATTGCTGACTGCTGCAAATAAGTATCTGTCTCATCAAATACCATCATTAGTTGATGGACGGCTTTTGTTGAACCGACACTAACTTCTACTATAGATTTTGTAGCATTGAAAAGATTTTTATCAATAGAAAATACTGTGCTTACACCAACTCCATTAACATAATCTGACTGATAAATTGCAGTTCTTTCTGATCCATCTGGTTGTCTGTCCAATTTGAATCTATAAGTACCAACACCAACCGAAGTTGCACCAAAACCAACTATTCTTGATCTAAGTGTAACATTTGTTGATTCTGTATTAAAATAATTTAACTTTAAAGATCCTCCAGTAATTTCCGAATCAAACGACCCTATCGGTGTGTTTGAAAATGTTACAACATCAGTGTCTGCATAAAATTCAGACATATATGTGTTTGATCCGTCAGAAGTAATATACAATTCAACAAAATTTAATTCCTCGGTAATATTGTCAATTACTTGAATATTTGCATACAAAGATTTAAATGATGTATTGTCCAGTGATACAACAGTAGATGAAGATATTCCTGAAGTAAGAATTCCCGTTGAACTTATTAGGTCAATAAATCCAATAGAAGTTGTTCCAATTCCTGCTGAAGATGATGCAAATTTACTTTTAATTATTTTTAGGTTATAATCAGTATCAAACGGATCTTTTGGTTCAAATCTCAAATAATCATCACCGAATTCGTCCCGTTCTATTACAATTTCTCCATATTTTTCATCTGTATTATGTAATGTAGTGGTTATTCCTACATTTGAGACGCTTCCCCTCTCTAAAAGATACCTTATCTCTCCCTTACCAAGAACTACTACATCAGTTAATTGAACCTCACTTCCATCAGATGAAGTTATTCTGAATATAAAATTGTCGTATGTAGAATCAGAATCTAATTTTTGAATATTTAATACTGTAAGTGGATTATCTTCAAAGAATGAAAATTGGTTACTTATATCGTCTATAGCAATTACTTCGTTTCCTATATTTTCAGCATAATCTGATAATTTTTTATTAATCAGTTTTATAAAACTTGTTTTTCCAGTTGCTTGATCTATATCAAAATCATATCCAAAATCAAAACTGTTTATAGTATCAACTCTTACATCATCAAACAAATTGTAGTTAATTGTTGTTTCTTCTAAACCAGTTACAGTTTTGAATTGTGGTGGGAATTTATTGTCAAAGGCAGATAATTCAGTATCAACAAAATCTTTCAGTCCGCTTGTATGAATTAAAGGTTTTACAACTTTCACTACTTCGTTATATTCTTTACTACTCCTTATACTATAAGAAAGATTTTGATAATAATCATTGTTTGGGATAAATTGAGAATCTAGATTTAATTTTCCAACATCATCTTTCCATCCAAAAGATTTTGATATTGAATAAGAAACATTAAATATACCCTCATTTCTTTCAATATTACTTACCGTAGCTACAGTTGAAGATTCTTTTCCTTGTATCGATTGTTCTTCTTCTAATTCATATGTTCCTGATACTTTTAATCTTGCTCCATCGTATGAAGAAACGAATAAATCTACAGAAACTCCATCTACTATTAATTGTTCACCGATAATGAAATCTATCCTTTTTTGAACAACTTCAAAAACTGGATAATCATCCTTGTCTATAATATATGCAAATCCATCTTGAATTGTTTTTGCAATTCCAGTGTTTGTTGTTAAACCTCCATTAGATGAACCTGATAGATCAAATACTACCTTATCGTATGGACTAGACTGAATATAACTATCAACTACAAGAAACTTATATCCATAGTCTTCAGAATTAAATCCAGATCCTTCGGAACTAATTTTTTGTATTCCTTCTAAGAATACTTTATCGCCAGGAGCAAAAGGATCAGTTGTATATCCTAGTGGAGGTATTGTGATAAAACAAGTAAATATTCCGGTAGAATCCGAATCCACTCTTGCTATTGTTATTCCATTTGAATTATTAACTGTAAAAATACTAACGGAGTCTTCTGGAATGCCGGTAGGATTATTTACTATATTTACGGAAGATATAGATTCACCCAAAAGATTTGCAGTTAAAAGTCCAGAATTTATTTCTTCACCAGTTGCTGAATTTACAATTACCAGATCTGGAGATTCTACGTATCCGCGACCACCGTCCTGAACCAAAACTTCATTCAAAGTGTTTGAATCTTTAACTACTATACTTGGCGAAACAAAAGCCGTTGGTCTTAAAGTTGGATCGAAGGAATATTCAAATTCTTCATTTATAATTCTATAATCTTTTATCTCACCGATAGAATTAGATTTTGGAACAATATAAGAATCTTTACCATTGGTGGAAGATATGGTGTTAACACTAGGAATTTTCTTATAACCAAAGCCACCAGAAATTAATTTTATTTTGGAAATAGGTCCTTCAGCAGTTTTGGAGGATGTAATATACTCCAATGTATCACATTGATTGCTATCATATGATAAATCTTCTGGATAAGTTTCCAAAACAATGTCAAAAGTAGTTGCGGATGTCCCTACAATTTTATATTCATTATTATACAAACTTTGTTTATAATTTATTTCAGAATAATTTTTTACATCCTTATCTGTACTACTGATATATCCAGATTTTTCTAGGTTATAATAAAGTTTTTCAGGCAAATTCGAATCATATGAAATTGTTAACGCTGCCCCAACAGTTCCTATTGTTGATTCATATTTAAGGTTAAATGTATCGGTGGAACCTGTAGAAACAAATTCATCTTTAAACTCATTATCTTTATAAATTTTGAAATTATATGTAAGAAGTGAAGGATCTGACAAATCAAATACTAGATCATTATTCTTTACAGAATTTATTCTTGGGTTTATTGGTGATATTGAATGAGAAGACCCTCCAGTAGAAGCAAAACTTACATTTGTTGGTGGAGAAGATAAAGACTCTAGATAAGATCTACAAAGTTTAATATTATTTGAATCAACTTTAAATACATAATAATTGCCTGTAGATAATCCAGATATTACATCATTTGATGAATAATAAACTTTATCGCCAGTGTTGAATCCATGGTCATCAATATTGATGGAATCGGTTGATGTGTTTACACCTGCAGAACTGAAGCCAATAGTATTAATCAATATGGTGTTTGTATCATTGTTTCTATAAACTTTTACGGAGGTAGAAGTTCCGATACCAACAGATAGATTTGGATTTACCGTTAGTTTTACAACATCATTTAAAGTCATCCCGTGTGATGTTGAGACGGATACAGTTGTCTTTATCTTAGATACAGTACCTTGTACTTTTTCATTTGTCTTTTCAAAAGAGTAGAGGTCATTATTACTTCCAGAAGTATGGAAAAATACCTCTTCAGAATCTAATGTCGTTTTTATTCCAATTAAATTTGAATTTTTATTTACCACATAAACTTCTGATGGTAAATTCAAAGTGTTTAATCCATCTGTAGAAATTGAAATTGGCGATCCATTAGCCGTAAATGAAATTAATTGATTGGTTTTAAATGGATGACCCTCAAGATATATGGATTTTGTTGGTATTCCGCGTTGAATTCCAATAGTTTGTGCAAAATCATATGATGTCAAGTAATTTATTCCTGATGTTGTTCCAACTCCAACCGTTTCTGTTGGATTGAAAAATACTTTATCATTTAATTTTGATTTAAAATATTCTAATTGAGCATTAATAGTAAATGAATCTGGTAAAAATGTAACTGTGGAATTTTGATCGTGCGATACTCCCGTTAAACCTCTTTCAACCCTAATTGCATTTTTATTTTTGTAGATTTCTAGAACTCTTACAGTTTCTGTCCCAATACCAATACTACTACCGATAGAAATATTATTAGGAATAGTGGAAACATATATTTCAGTAGTTCCTATGCTTGCAACTGATGCAATACTAGAAATTGCAATAGCACTCTTAGATTCTACACTTATTTTAAAGGTATCATTGAGAGTTGATAAAGTCGTAGAAAATCCTGAAATAGTTACATAATCTCCACTACTCAAATTGTGGTTAGGTAAAATAGATACTTTTATTTTTTCAGAATCTAACCAAGTAAATGTTGAATTTTCATATTTTACTAATTCAGTATTCAATTCTGTGATATTTTTACCTTTAACAAATGAAACCGCCGCATAAGCTCCGTTTCCATTAGTACCATTATTATCAAATTGTAATAAATCGTCTACTTTATAATCTACACCAGATGATTTTATGTCAAATGACTCTACAGATCCATTATTAACTGATTCGATAACTATTTTTTGATTTTTTATATCATCTATTTCAGGAATAAAGTCATATCCAGCATTTTCGTCAGAAACTTTATAAGGATTTGTATTTCTCAATAATTTTGTACTTGAAAAATCAAAAGATTGTGATAGAGTTTTGTTTTCTTCTAAAACTTTTGATTTGTAACTATTCCCTACAAAATATGGGAAAGACGGATTTCCTAATGCATCAATGGTTGCAAAATAAGCATAAACTCCATTTGGAAATTCCGGAGTTTTTCCAAATCTGCCATTATATTCATCTAGGTCGCCGGAGTTGTTAAATTTGTAATCTTCTACAAAAAATCCTGATGCAAATCCAGATGGTCTATCTACATATGAAGTATCTA